CTCTAATACCATCTTTAGGTGAGTTAGGATCAATAATAACTTGATAATGAATTCTACCATCTACATACCATTGTCTAAAGATATCATATGAACGTCTTTGAAACTTTAATAAGTGTAGAGTATTTTTAAATTCTTCTCTAATAATTTCTTTAATTCTATCATCAATATTAAGAAGATCTAATCTAATTGAAACAGATGGTCTTTCGTGTTCAGTAATAAAAGCTTCGTTAACAATATCATCAATAGCAGAATCAGCTTCAGGGTATAAAGAAATATCTCTATACTGTGCAATTAACGCGTGTTCACTTCTAGCTTTACTATATTGTTCATAAGTGTAACCAATTCGACCTCCTACAGGAAGGTCAGTACCATCATCCATTGGTTGAGGAATGGGTGATGGTACTGGTTTATCACTTTTATTTTGAACTAATTCAAACCCGAATAGTTCTTCTTTTTGAATAGCCATAAGGACTCCTCATTATGTAAAATGAAGAGTTATTGTGTTACTGGTACAGCGGAAACATCAGCTGTTGTTCTACCTGTAGTTGGAGCACTAGTTGTATTAGATTCCCACCACTGATATGCAAAGGTAACTGCAAACTCTTCAATTGTATCTGTACTGTCATATGAAACATCAATTGTGTCTACAACAGTAGGCCAAGCACCCATAATAACATATCTTTTAATCACAGACCCTGAACGGCTAAGTTGTTCAATTTCCATATTAGCCACATATGAGTCAAAAGAAGCGGCATCAACACCTCTTCCTGATACGTTGGTTGCTGCACCGTTAATCGCATCTTGCCATCTTTCGAAAGCATTTCTTACAGCAAAATTGTTGTCATTGACTACCTGGACTGTCCAAGCATCAAAAATTGTATCACCAGAAACTTTAAGTTGTCTACCTCTGAATGGTACAATAATCTCACCAATTGTTCTTGCTGGCATAGCTGCAGTTTTAATCATAAAAGAGCTAAGAGCTTCTGTTGCTGCTGCACCAAAAGGAGCATTAGCTTGACCTTGAATGTTACCATTAGGCCAATTACAGTTAACTCTAAATAGGTTAGCTCTCGCACCACCACCAGCTAAAGCCGTCTTAAAATCATCAATACGTACGGTCATATTATGCTCCTGCTACCTCACTAAATGATACTCCAGTTCTCACTGCAACAAAGTTCAAAGTAATGAAGTTAATTGAGCGAGCTGGTTTTAGATAAATGTCAGCAACAAATCTGTTTCCATCGATTACATCACCGGTGTTATTAGAAGTGTCACATACAACTCTATAATCTGTCAAACCTCTTCTTGAAAGTACTTCAGCAAGGAATGGCTCTACAGCATTGACAAATGTTCTTCTTGTTAAGTCATCATTGAATTCAAACAACTGGTACTTAGCTGCAGTAGCAATCGCTTTTTCAAGTACGATAAACAACCTACGAACATTAATTCTATCAAATGCAGATGGTCTTGTAAGAGCTGTCTTATCTCCATAAAGAAGTGTTCCTTGACCTCTAAAGGTACAAACAGGATTTACTCTTTGTGGATAAAGCTGATCTCTATCAGTTTGGTTAGGGTTAAATGAGAGCTTAACTACATTATTAATAAACCCTCTATTTAGACCTGCTGGAGAGAACCAAGCTTCATTAGTAAATTCAGTTCTTGCAGTCAAACCAGCAACATCTGGATTAAGAGGAATCCAGAAATACTCATCATTATATCTATCGTATTGTCTCTTATAACCTGAGTCAAATACTGCATAAGATGTTGAGTTAAAATCTGAAAAATAATTAATCACTTTAGTAGCCGTTGGATTATTAACTGCTGACGAATAGTCAGGAGAGCAGAATGCAATTGCATCTTTTCTAGTCTCTGCTATTGTTATAACATATTTGCTTACAGTTTTAGATCTTTCACCTGTAATAAGTAAATTAACATCTACAGCTTGATCATCTGCAAGAAGATCATATGCAGTAGTATAGTTACCATCTGTTACTGTTGCACCATCGTTACCACCACCAAGCGAATATTTTCTTACACCTACTAAAGAAGCGTTGGTTGAAAAGTAGTTAAATCTACTGTTACCTGTTAGGGTTGTTAAAGAAGTACCAATAGTAGTGTTACCAGTAATGGTTGCACTCTGTGCAGCTGTTTCTTCATTTAACATATAGACCCAATTAGATGTATCGTTTACAACATCAACGTAGTAGTTACCAGCTCCGTCAGCTGTCTTAGCATTCTTAGCTTTAGAAACATATCCAAAAGTTTCTAATACTTCGTTTGCATTACCAGTAATTAATGTATTAATTGTGTAAACAATAATATGGATTTCGTCTTGAGGAGC